CCGCCCGAAAGCTGCACGGAGTTTGCGGAAACGGCGGTGCATTCCAGCCCGCCGAAGCGACCCGAACGACCACCGAGCAGTGTATCATAAATAAACGCATCGTCGTGGGCACCGATATGCGGAGCAGTGCCCGCAGGGGTATATATGGTTATAGCCTTGCTTGCCATTGTGTCACTCCTTGAAAATATTGTCGTTTGACTGCATCATGCCAGTTTGTGGAGGATACTGACACCGCTGCTGCTGATGTTTATACTCTTCTTCACCACCGACAGTGCGGCAGTCATATCGGTAACGCTGTCCCTGACGGAAACGATGTCGGTCAGCTCCAGCCCCTCCTCCGAGGAGTACAGCTCTATCTCCACAGAGCAGGTACCGCTCAGTTCCCGCAGTTTTTTCTTTGCCGCAGCCAGCAGCTCTGCATCGTCCTCCACCGCCGAGTAATCATAGATATAGGTTACATAGTCCGCAGGTGCAGGAACCCCCTCTGCTTCAGGGTCATCAGTGACAGTGCCGTCAGGCAGCCGCCAGAGTTCCAGCACTGTGCGCTCCAGCATCTCCCCTCTGCCCAGTGCCAGCAGATGGTTGTAATCTCCCGATTTCCCGTCGGAGATGATGCGCGCCTCGTACTCCTGAGAAAGCTCAATCTCATCGCTGCGCTCGGCTATGGGCTCTGCAGACAACAGCACCCTGCCGTCGGCAAACTCAAGCCGAAGCCTGCCGACCCCCTCCAGCACCGCATACAGCGCGTCAAGAAGGCAGCGGTATCTGACTGAGCCGCTGCACACCACACCGCTATGCTGCTGCGAGACGGCAAACAGCTCTGCCTGCCAGCCGTCCAGAAGCTGCGCGGCGGCAGCGTTGCCCTCAACACTGCTCAGCACCAGATGGGTCTGCCCCTCAGGCGGGCACACTGCCTTGCGTGTCAGCATACCCCGCCAGCACAGACCGTACACCCGTACCATCTCCTCCGAGCCGGTGTGGCGCACCCTCTGCACCACACCGCCCCATTCCGTCCCGGGGATATAGATGCTGTGCCCTGCGCGTATAGGGCAATTCTGCCACATTCGGGCGGGCATCTGCAGCATCCAGTCGTTTTCTTCCTGCGTCGGCTCCATGCTAATCTGTGCATCAAACTGGACAAAGCAGCTCACTTCGCCCAGCTCGGTCATGTTCTCGTCAGCGTGTATCAGGCGGTAGTCCATCTCGGCTCGCTCCTTTGCTCCACAAGGGTAATATCCACCCTGCCGCCGCTGACCACCTGCACAGTGCTGCTGCCGGAGGGCACGTTATTGAATGTCATGCCGTTCTTTCTGCGCTTGTCGAAGCAGTTGGTGCGCACACCGGCGCGGTCAACCATGTATACCTCCCGCGCAAGCTGGTCGATGACCGCATATTCTCCCTCGTCAAGGCTGATATTGATGCCGATGTCACTGCCTCCTGCCAGCAGACGCGGATTGACCGCCGCGCCGTAAAATACAATGCGCATCGGCGCGGGAGCAACGGAGCGGTTGTTCATCACCAACTCACGGTTACCTGTGCCGTAGCGTCTCGGATAGCCGCAGGGATATTTGTGCCCGCTCACCTCTTCCGAGCCGCCCGTGGTAAAGCGATACACTCGTTCGGTACACCATGCGGGGCTTTCGGGATACAGCTTAAGCTGTACCTCCGCTATGGAGGGGAAGTCGCAGGACAGCTTCTTCGTGCTGGCGGTACACCAGCAGGAAAGGTACTGCTCTCCCACCCACAGCCGCCCCGCACGACCGCTGTGCAGGTCGTACTCCATGACGGCATTCAGCCGCTCCAGCACTGCCGCAAGCTGCTCGGTGCTGCCCGCCGCCACCGCGACTGTAACTGTGCGTTCCTCACACTGCCGCCTGCCATACAGCAGACGCTCCCCCTCGCCCATGGGTCTCCTGGCTGTACTCAGCCGCCATCGCACATTAAATAATTCCCCCTCTTTAAGCAGCAGCGGTGGCTCGTCCAGCCGCACTGTTTCGCCTCGGGAGTTCTCATAATGCACCTTATAGGGAAGCACACCCATATTTCTACACCCTTTCCTTTGTTTTCATGTTATTCAAGGGCACTGTTTCTAGTTGTTTCATTGGTTTTCATCGTCATCATACTGCTCACAGATATTCCCTGACCAGTCTGCCGAAGCTGCGTCCGTCCACCTGCATGACCTGCTCGGTATTCTCCATACTGTCAAGGAAGCTGTTAAGGCGGTCTATCAGCATTTCGACTGCGCTGCCTACCTCACGCAACCCTCCTGCATGGCTTTCGACATTGTGCGTCTGCACCTCGGGCTTTATCACCCCGGGCAGAGTGAGTCTCATGCCGTCTGTACCTTCGGCAGCCGCCTGCGCAAGTGCCTTTGCCTCTGCCGCCGCCGCGCCTGTCTTGTCGGCAATGCCCAGCGCAAAGCCTTCCGCGGTAAACGCGCCCAGCCTGCGCATCACACGCGAGGGCGAGGCAATATCCAGCGCCGAGCGTATGGTGGAGGTCACTCTTTCGGCGATGCTCCTTGCCACTGCCATAATGGAGCTTATCTTGGCGGAAAGTCCGTTTGCCATGCCCTGCCCCACCTGCATCATCAGCGACCTTGCATTTGACGCAAGCCCCGAAAGGGTGGATTTGACAACCGATGCTACTCCGTTCATTATGGTTTTGACTGTGGTCTGGGCGGCGGTAAGCTGATTGGCTCCGTCCGCTGTTTTTTTCCAGTTGGTAACTGCACCGGCAGCCATACCTACCAGCGCGGCGATGATCGTACCGGAGGCTGTGCCTGTTTCCGTTGCGGTTCTTCTCATGGCTCCACTCATCTGATTGGAGCCGCTTGCTGTTCCTGCGGCGGCAATGCCCGAAGCGGTCACGATAGCGGCCGCCGCCTTGCCCACTGCGCCCGATGCGCCCTGCACTGCGGTGCTTACCTCTGCCGAGGAGGAAGAAGCCCCCGCTGCTGTGCTCGCCATAGACGAGGTAATTGCAGCCGATGCCCCGCCTGCTGCACTGTTCATCTGACCTGTCGCCATAAGGAATGCTGCGGCAGCCCCGCTCATTGCCGCCGTAATTCCGCCGGAGGCTGTGCCTGCGCTACCGCTCATATTCAGCAGCGATGCCGCCGTCTGAGCTGCTGCGGCAGCTATGCCTGAGGCTGTCGCTGTGATGGCGGGCATAATTCCGCCATAATGTACAGAAACCTCTCCCAACGCAACAGAGGCAGTCTTGATAGCCTGCGACATATTTCCCGAAAGAGCCTGCGCCGCAGCAGCCACTGCACCTGTCAGCAGACTGAAGCCAATCGAGCTGTTGTCACCCGCTGCTTTCAGCGAGCCGAGCAGCCCCAGAGCCTCGGACACACCCGCTTTGAAGTCATCGGTGGTCAGGCGCAGATACGCTTCCACCGTTCCTGCGGTGATCAATATGGGTCACTCCCTTCATAGTACACAGCCGCTCCACCGTTCGGGCATTGTTTCCCGGGCGGGCGGCCTTTTCCAACACAGGAGGCAGTCTGTCCTCCTGCTCTATGCGGCAGAGGATATACATATACGCCTCATCAATGCAGTAGGCAGCATATCTGTCCTCCACCCCCAGCATCTCACTGGGGCGTGCCGCATACCTCTTGGCCATCGCCAGCAGGTTCAGCGCCGCCGTCCCCGTCACGAAAGGGCAGCAAAGCCCTCACGCCTGCCTGCGTGAAGCTGTATACCGCGGCAAGCTGCATATCGGTCATAGAGCCGCAGCTTTCGCACATCTGGTCATAGGTAGGCTCAACCATGGCGGCACGCGCCATCATTATCATAAGCTGTCCCATGCGCTCCAGCGGCAGTGCCGTGGGAGGCTCTCCGCCGAAGATGCGCTGTGCCGTGCCCACCAGTTCATTGGGTATCTCCCCTGCCGCTGCCATGGTCAGCAGCGACGGTCTTCTTACCTTGATTTCTACGGTTTCCCCATCGTCCCATGCGGGAATGGATATGGTAAAGTGGTTTTCGCAGCCCGAAAGCATAACGCCACCTCCTGTATTATTATTCATTATTCTTGTATATTATTAGAGCAAGACCGCCGAGCCGCACACCCGTTTCCGTCCGTTTTTCTCCGTATGCTGAGGCGGCGCTGCGGGGCACAGCGGTCCTGCCAAGCCGTTCATTCAATTACACCCGGACCGCAGCCTAGACTATCTTAACGTAATCAGTGCCGTTGTAGTACGCCATCTCGCCGGGAGCAAGCTGTATATCGCCGCACGCCAGTGCTGCTTCTGCAACGATGCAGTCACCCTCCACGGGGGACAGCGGAAGCTCCTCGGCACTGCCGCACCAGACAGGAAGCCTGTCCAGCATCTCAATGCGCATGGCACAGCCGCCTGCCGCAGGGCGGGATTTTATCTTGTACTCCGGCGCGACAAAGGCACCGTTTTCCAGCTTGAACTTTGCGGGAGTGCCCACGCAGTTGGGGAAGCTGAAACGGAATACTGCGGTGTCGTTGCCGCCGTAATCCTTCTCCGAGGTGTACAGGCGGAGGGTGAAGCGCACCCTCTCGGAAACGCTGCCCGCAGTGGGGGAGCGGTAGCCTGCAAAGCTTTCAGCGGCACTGCTCACTGCCACACCGCCGTCCACCACCTCCAGAAGCTCTCTGGAAAGGGCGCAGTCGTTCAGCTCAATGTCGTAACCCTTGATGATGTCCTCAAGGCAATCCTGGGCATAGATGGTGTTGCGTATACGCAGCTCGGTTTCCTCGCCCTCGCTGATAAAGGGCTCGGGAGCAGCACTGCTTACCGTGTCAAAGGTCATTACGCGGGGGATAGCCTCGTCGGTGACTATCTCAGCACGGACGATATTGACAATGGGGCTTATATCAAAGCTTTTCATGGGTATTCATCTCCATTTTGTTATTTCAGATAACTATAATACATATCGTATTCAATATATGCCGAAAGCGCGTCCAAATCCGCCTCCACCACGGTGGCACTTCTGGGCGATGCGGGAAAAAGCACCCGCTTCTGCTCCAGCGGACGGAGCGCAGTGCGCACCCGCCGGGCAAGCTGCTCCAGTGCGGCAGGACGCTCCCGGGGACAGAGCAGCCATATGCGGCAGCGTGCCCGCCCGCCGACAGAGCTGCCGCCCATATCCGACCAGCCACTGTCGGTGACAACGCAGTAGCCGCCAAGACACATACCCTCGTGGGAGGCATCGGGCTGTACGTTGATTCCGGCGCTGCGCAGCGCGTCTGTAACCCTGTTCCATCTATACAATGGTCAGCCCTCCCTCCTGCGCGACAGCCGCCCGTATCTTGTCTATCATCTTCGGGGCATACCCCTCCACGGTGGGAACCAGTATGGCATATCGCTTTCCATAGCCCAGCTCAAGGTCGGGCGAATAGGGCATTCCTCCCAGCACACCGATATACACGGCCCTGTCCTGCCGCGCTTCGCAGAAACCTTTCAGGCTGCGGCGCGCATTTCCTGTGCGGTCGGTCCACGGTGCGTAGCGCTTGGCAAAATACTCCATCTCATCACCAATCCCCGCACCATACTCCATGATGTTCTGTCTGGTTACATTGAAAAGGTCCTGTATGGACTCATACAGCTTTACCATATCCATTTTCAGCTCCATTGGATATCCTCCTCCAGCTCGGGCAGCAGCGTGACTGTAACAGGACATTTTCCGCCTGCGGAGCTGACCCGCCACACCGCGCCGTCCACAGTGATGCGGTCGCCCCGCCGCACGTTTCCAAACCCGCTGGCAACAACGGTCATCACATACTGCTCCTGACCGCTGTGACCCAACGTACTTAGCCTGCCCTCTGCAATGCGCCTCTCGGCAAAGCCACACACCCTGCCGGTGGAAACAAACCTGCTATGCTCAGGCGCGCCCTCCTTCAGTCCGGCACTGCGGGCTATGGAGAATCTTTTCAGCACCGGTCGGCAGCTTCGGCAAAGCCGCCTGCCGCACTGGTCGGAGCGTATACAGTCGCTCGCATAATAATTCATCTGTTGGTCACCTCATCGGCTCTTCTCAGCCCGCCCCCGACAGGCGGTCGGTAAACCCTTGCCATCATGCGCCAGTAGCTGTCCTGCGAGGGTGCGGACGTGCCGCCGGAAAGGCGCACCGCACCATTTTCCGCCATGCGAAGACAGGCCTCGTAGGCGGCTGCCTCAAAGCAGCCCTTTCTGTCCAGCAGCTCCCCCAGCGTTTCATCGCTCAGCGGCAGCGGTGCGTCCGCACAGCCGGGCTGGTTGAGCATCTTCTTCAGTTTTTCAATATCTCCTGCACTGCTCATTCGGTGTTATCCCTCCCCACTCTTGCTTTATTCTCTTGATCAATAACCTACCGCACACCACCGCCGCTGTCCCCTCGCGCCATTTCGCTGCACTGTCACATTAATTTACCTGTCCGCACGATGCGCCGGAACAGACAGCGGCGGTCTTACTCACCGCAGGTCAATGCCTGCTTGCTGCACAGGTGAGGTTACTGCCGCACCTGCGCCTTATACTTATTCTTAAGCTTCGGCGGCACCGATGCCGCTGATGACAAAGTGCTTCCACATGGGACCGTGGTCCAGGCCAATCTGACCGAAGATCTGATATTCCTCAGCGGCACCGGTCTTGGAGAGGGGCTCACGGAAGAAGCAGCCCTTGCCGGGGACGTCCTGCTCCACGGGACGGATACAGGAGATGTCCGCACCGATGAGGGTGCCTGCGGGAACGAAGCGGCTGAGCAGCACCGACATTCTGCCGAAGTCGGTTTCTATCTGCATGATGTTTGCGCCTGCCATCTCTCGGGAGGGAGGTGCGGAGAAGCCCCACTGGGATGCATAGGCATCGGTGATGGCCTGCTTGACCGCGGCACCGCACAGCAGAACAGTATCGGTAAAGGTAGCACCTGCGGCATAGGCGGCAGCCAGTGCCCCGTTGACCATGGCGCGGGTCAGCACAGCACCCTCTGCGTCCACAGAGGTGGCGCAGGCGTTGATGATGCCGCGGGTCTTGTTGGCTACATCAGCAGCGCTCGCAAGCTGATAGGTGCCGTTGATGAAGGTATACTCGATGTCACGGGCAATCTTCTCAAGGGCACGGGCGGTCTGGAATTCCAGCTCACCGGGGACTTCCGCGCCGGCAAGCATACCGGTGATGCCGGACAGTCTGCCGCTGCCGGAAAGGCGGGCATAGCTGACGCTGACACGCTCCTGGAATATCTGGGTGACGTTGTCAGACTGGCTGCGCACATAGCTGATGGCGGTGGGCGCGGTCAGAGAGCCTGCCTCGGTGATGGCGGGCTGAGCTGCCTGCTCGTGGGAATACTCCGCTCCGGTGGGGAACTGGAAGTTGTCGGTCTTGACTGCCTTGTGGGCAATCAGGTTAAGGAAGGGGGTCTCGGTAGGGGTGGAGGTATAGAGCTGACCTGCATAGCAGGGCAGATTCCATACGGTACCGGTTGCAGTTACGTTAGACATTCTGCATTATTCCTTTCATTGATTAAGATAGGTCATCTGAGGGCAATGCCCCTCTCCGCCGCGCTGTTGATGACCCTTACAGCGCCTGCGTTGTCACCCGCCGCCCTTGCTCTGTCAAGCTGCTGCTGCCAGACCAGAGCGGCGTTTTCCTGCCGCGGGAAGTTCCCGCGTGACCCGGCACTTATGCCGGCTTCAGCTCTGCTGCCCAGCCCGGGAATACGCGCGGTGACCGCTTCCAGTGCCTCACGCACAAGCTGAACACTGTCCGCGTCTCCTGTCTCACCGTCATAGGCACGCTGAAGGTCTTTTCCCGCCAGCAGCAGTACATCGGCATGGCTGCGCTCCGGCACTCCAAGCCGTTCAAGCTGCACCCTTGCCTCTGCGTCCACTGTGGCGTGTCGGGCGGCAGTTTCCGCTTCCGCAGTGCGGCGGCGAAGCTGCCTTATCTCCTCGGGGTCGGGCAGGGCAGCGCGGCGGGCAGCGTGATAGCGTTCCTCCGCCTGCTCTGCCTCCTCCCCCTCCAGACCGTGCTGTGCCAGATAGTCGCGCACAACGGCGTTTTCTGCCCTTGCAATGCGCTTGTCCACTATGCGGAACAGCTCGTCCATATCCAGTTCCCCCGCCGCTGAAAGCGCAAGTGCCAGCGGCGCGGTGAAAAGTCGCATTAAGCATCGTGAGAATTTTCTCATCATCGTTTATCTCCCCTGTCTGTAGTTTTTCTGTCGATTTATGAATGTCAGATGTTCCACTTTTCCCGGTAGCTTTCGGGCGAACGCACCCCTGCGGCAACCTCCCTGAGGTCAAGCTCCCGCTCGGCTTCCTCGTCCTCAGGAATGGGATAAAGATGCTCCACATGAATTTTGCAGGGCGCGTCATAGCGGGTGTCGCCATAGATGGTCAGCATGGCGAAGATGGTGCGGCACATCCACTGCAGCGCAGGCTCCCACACCGTCCAGCGTTCCTCGCACCGCTCCTGCAGCTCCCAGTAAAGGGCACGCATCGCCTTGCCCGACTGTGCCAGCCCACGAAGCTGCTCAAGGGAAAGGTTGGGCACACCGAGCAGCTCATGCATATCCTGCTTGACGCGGTTGATGGCATTCTCGAACCGCTGGTCGTAGTTGAAGGAGGCCTCCAGCATGGTCAGCTTTGCCTGTCTGCCGTCGTCACCGCAGGCAGGGTCGGTCATCAGGTCAACCAGTGAGCCGGGGGCAATGGTCATCTGCTCCAGCGATTCACCGTCAGCGTCCACCGCCACCCTTTGCGGGAACATATTGAAGCGCAGAGCGTCCATATCGTCCGACTTCAGCCGGTTGTAGGCATTCTGCCCCTCCATTATCTCAGCCACATCGCTCTCGCCGGAGAGGTCGCCTGTCAGACCGTCGTTGAGCACCACACGGCATGGGATAAAGGGCAGACCGGAATTGATGCATTCTCCGCCCTCCACCAGCTTGCCTCTGCCATCGTATACCCCCTCGGTGATAAAGCATCTGTCGCCACTCAGCTCGTACTTCTGCCGCCATATGCGCTGCTCTTCAAGGGAAGCACTGTCGTTCATGCGGTAGAAGAAGATTATCTTGCGCAGGCGGTCGGCATCGTCGTCAAAGGTCTCGTACACAAATTCCAGCGAGGGACGAATCTGCACCCCTATGGGTTGACCCACACCGCCTGTCAGCTTGATGGCAACGCGCTTGCCGATAAGACAGTCCCTCAGTCCTTTTATCAGCCGCTCGGGGAAGGCGTTGTCCTCCAGTATCCCGTCCAGCATCTGCTGATATTCCTCGATTATCATGTTGTCACTGTCCAGCACACGCAGCTCAGGGGTGCGCCCAAACATAAACCGTGCCTCCCGCTTGATGAGCTTCTTGCACAGGTTGGTGACCACCTTTGCGGGGCGGTAATCCAGCCCCTGCGCCGTCTGCCAATCCTGCCCCCTGCCCTCGTAGAAATCATAAAGGCGTATGATGTC